AGGATGGTATCACAATAGAGTTTTAGAAAATGAATTAGAATTAATAGATAAAATTAAAAACAAATTAAATTATGATATAATTGAATTGATGGAATATGATATGAAAGACAAAATTAAAATTTTTAAATCATATAAAACAATAGTTCAACAATCTAGCGCATCAGTTATAGGAATTTTATTTTCAAATAAAACAACAAATCATATAATTTTAGAACATCCTAAAATGAATTGGTGGTTAACACCAAAATGTAGAGAATTCTCAAATTTAACAAAATCAACATTAATTACAGTAGAAGGATTTGGCGAACTAATAGAATCAGAAAAACAAGTAGATGATAATAATTATCCATGGAAACTAATTGAATTGGATTATTTAATTGACAATATATCGTCTATAACATAAGATAAATTTATGAATAATATACTTGAATCAGTAAAATCCTACATTTTAGAAAAACAATTAAATAAAAAATGGGAAGCAGGAAAAGATTGGGTACAGTATGCAGGTCCATTTTTTGATGAAAAAGAATATATTGCGGCAATTTCATCATTATTAAATGAATGGTTAGTTTTAGGGCAAGATGCAATTACATTTGAAACAAACTTTCCTAAATTATTTAACAAAGAATATGGTATACTAACTAATAGTGGTAGTAGTTCCAATTTACTAATGATGTTGGCAATGACATCGAAAAGATTATATAATCTTCCAAAAGGAACTAAAGTAATCACTCCTATCGCAGGATTTCCTACTACTTTAAATCCAATTTTCCAAGTGGGATTTGAACCAGTATTCGTTGATATTGACTTAGATACATTAAATCTAAACCTAGATCAAGTTGAAGAAGAAGCAAAAAAAGGAGCAAAGATTATTACATTTGCACATGTATTAGGAAATCCTCCTAACATGAATCGATTAATAGAGATTATTAAACAATACAATTTGATTCTATTAGAAGATTGTTGTGACGCACTCGGATCTACATATGATGGTAAACCACTTGGTAGTTTCGGAGAACTATCAAGCTGCAGTTTCTATCCAGCACATCATATGACTATGGGTGAAGGCGGATTTGTTGTTTGTAATACTAAAATACAAGAAATTGTTATCCGAAGTTTTCGTGAATGGGGTCGTGGATGTTATTGTGTCGGTAAAAAAGCAAATCTATTGAAAAACGGTAGTTGTGGTAATAGATTTTCTAATTGGTTGCCAGAATTGCCAGATGAAATATTTGATCATAAATATGTATATGATGAAATTGGATATAATCTAAAACCAATCGAACTTCAAGCATCTATTGGACTAGAACAAATAAAGAAATTACCTGAAATTCATCGCAGAAGAAAAGAAAATCATTCAAGATTGGTTAACATTTTTAAACCATATGAAGAGTTTTTTATTCTACCAAAAGCAACTGTTCTCTCTGATCCAAGTTGGTTTGCTTTTGCAGTAACTATCAAAGATAATTCTAAGTTAAGAAGAAAAGATATTGTTGGTTTTCTAGAATCAAATAAAATTCAAACCAGACCATATTTTGCAGGTAATATTATGTTACAACCAGCATATAATGGACTAATTGATAAAAATGAAGTCATTACAAAATATCCAAATGCAAGAAAAATTACTACAGATACATTTTTCTTAGGTACAAGTCCAGTAATTACTTCCGATCAATTAGATTATGTCCAAAACATTGTAGATTCATTTTTTAAAACTATATAATATATGAAAAAAATTGCTTGTTTATTTATCAACTTATCATCATTTACAGATAATAATAACATCCCTTATAAAAATTATGAAAATGATAACTTCTTTACCCCGAATGCAATTAATAGTTTTAAAAAATGGAATCCGGATGTAGATGTCCATTATATTAATGATAAAAATTTAAACGAATATCTTCAAAAATTACAAATTGAAGAATTTTATGAAAATATAGGATTAATGAAAATTCATTTTGCGAAACAATTATTTAAATCATTAAATTATATTAAAGTAATAAGTCTAGGTATAGACACTTTTACATGTGCAAGAGTGGATGAGTTCATTAATAATGACGAAGACGATTTAATATGTACAGCTGGAGCATTTCATCCTATTTCTACTGAACACTTTACTACTCCAATTGAATCATTTGTAGAAAATGGAAAAATTTATAATGATACGCCGTTTATCAACGGTGATGTAATTTGTATTAATAATGTTAAAGCAGCAGAAACATTGTATGATATTTCAATTAAATATTGGACTGATCATGCCGAACAAGGTGGTATGAATTATTGTTACTTAAATCAAAAAGAAGTTGGATTAAAAGTATCAATTGTGGATTATCCATATTATAAAACTAAAGTTGTTTACAATATAAGATCTAAAGGAGTTGTAGGAGGTTATTGTCTAATAAAAGGAAATGTTTTAGCAGGTAGAAAAGGTAAAGTAATTTCAAACACATATCCATCGTTATTGTTTTATATAAACGATAATAAACTTTATACACAAGACAATAAACAAATAAAAATTTTTCATTATTGTGAAGGTTTAGGTTACAAAACTGATGAAGATGAACTATCATTAGAAGAACAAATTTATGAAATGAAACATAAATGGTTTAATAAAGAAACAATTCAATTTTTAACTACACAATGTGACTGTAAATTTTAACAAATATAAAAAATTATTAGTATATATACATATATGTATATCTACAAACTATTATGTCAAATAAAAAAATTGTATATGTTACAGGATGTTTAGGATTTATAGGATCTTATGTTACAAAAGCATGTTTAGAACAAGGGTGGCATATAATAGGTGTTGATAAAGGAACATATGCATCTAGATATGAAAATTTAAAAGAATTTGAAAAATATGGATCTTCTTTTTTTAAATTTATTGAATCTGATATAAATAACTTAGATTCTTTATTTGACTGTGATTATGTTATAAACACTGCGGCAGAAACTCATGTTGACAATTCAATTGTATCTAGTGATGAATTCGTTCATTCAAATATTAATGGTGTAAAACATTTATTAGATTTAATTAGATTAAAGAGTAAATTTAAAATGCCTACATTATTACATTTTAGTACAGATGAAGTTTACGGCGATATACAAGAAGGTTCACATACAGAATCAGATTTATTAAAACCAAGTAATCCATATTCTGCTACTAAAGCTGCAGCAGATATGTTGATTACTGCGTGGGGAAGAACATTTAAAGTTCCTTATATAATTGTAAGACCCACTAACAATTATGGTATTGGACAATATCCAGAAAAACTCATTCCAAAAGTTTGTAAATCTCTATTATTAAATAAAAAAATTCCACTTCATAATAATGGATTGCCTAGACGAGTATGGTTGCATGCTAAAGACACAGCAAATGCTGTGATTACAATTATAAAAAATAATGAAAATGGAGAATGTTTAGATCAAATCTATAATATCGGCGGTGATACAGAATTACCAAATATTGAAATTGTAAAAAAAGTTTATAAATTGATGACACCAATTGAAAATCAACATGATGATTGGCAAGAAAAAGTATGCGATTTCAAATACACTAGAATTGGTCAAGATGTAAGATATTGTTTAGATGACAGTAAATTAAGAAAACTTGGATGGAAAAATGAATGTAATTTGGATGTGGAATTACCTACAGTAGTAAATTTTTATCAAAATAATTTTATATGGTAACAAAAGAACAACTAATACAATTTGAAGAAGAAATTGGCAATTTATTTAATAATAAACAAATAAAATCCCCAATCCATTTATACAATGGAAATGAAGAAAAAATGTTGGAAATATTTAAACATATTGATATAAAAAATGATTGGATATTTTGCACTTGGAGAAATCATTATCAAGCCTTATGTAAAGGAATTCCCTCATCTTTGATTAAAGATGAAATTTTAAAAGGTAAATCAATGGTTATGAATTTACCAGAATACAAATTCTTTTGTAGCTCTATTGTCGGAGGCGTAACACCTATTGCGGCAGGTACAGCACTTGCACTAAAATTAAAAAACTCTACATCTAAAGTTTGGTGTTTTATTGGCGATATGTCAGCTGAGACAGGTGCATTTCATGAATCCTATAAATACAGTTTAAATTTTGATTTGCCAATTACATGGATTATTGAAGACAATAAAAAATCAGTATTAACTCCTACAAATAAAATATGGGGAAGAGAACTTCCATATTATATAGATAAAAATTTATATGATGAAAATACATTATATCATCATAATAAAATAATTTACTATCAATATAAAAATAATAAATATCCACACGCTGGCGCAGGTATTAGAATTCAATTTTAATATGAAATACAATGATGAATTAATAAAGGCAATGAATTTTCTTGCCGAAGATGAAAAAACAATTTTTATTGGACAGTCCATAAAATATGGAGGAACCGGACTTTATGATACACTAATAAATGTACCCGATAATAAAAAAATTGAATGGCCAGTGGCAGAGTATTTTCAATTAGGTGCAAGTATAGGACTTTCGTTAGAAGGTTATAAAGTAGTTACTGTATTTCCAAGATGGAATTTTCTATTAATGAGTGTTGATCAAATTGTAAATCATTTAGATAAACTTCCTATATTATCAGATAATAGATGTAATCCCCATGTAATTATACGAGTTGCAGTTGGAAGTGAATTTCCAGTTGATCCTCAAGATCAACACAAAGGAAACTTTGCCGATGCATTTAGATTGATGTGTAAAACACTTGATATCATAGAATTACATAACCCGGAAGATATAATGAAATCATATAGTCTAGCATTAAATAGAACGGATGGTCGTAGTACATTATTAGTAGAATTTTCAGACTATTCTAAAACAAAGTAATTTAAAATGAATATATTAGTTACTGGAGCAAATGGCTTCATAGGATCAAATATAATCAATCAAATTAAAGATCATACCCTTTTCAAAGGAACTAGAAATACAATCGATTTATATTGCAAAAAAAGCGTAGAATCCTTCATATTAAAAAATAAAATAAATTGTGTTATACATTGTGCCATTGAAGGTGGAAGTAGACTTAAAGAAGATACTTCTGATATTTTATATAAAAACATATTAATATTCGAAAACCTAATTTCTTGTTATGAACATTATGATATGTTTATAAACATTTCTTCAGGTGCAGAATTTGATCGCAGAAATGACATTATAAATTATTCAGAAAAACAATTATATAGTAATATTCCAAATGACTATTATGGTTTATCAAAGAATGTAATTTCAAAATTATGTATTAATTATAATAGAGTATTAAATTTAAGAATATTTGGTTGTTTTGGCAAAAATGAATCACCAACAAGATTTATAAAATATAATATTAAAAACTATATATCTAAAAAAAATATTATAATACATCAAAACAAATGGATGGATTTTATCTATGTAGACGATGTTTGTAAAATAATAGACCATTCTATTAAAAAATCAATACATGGTGATATTAATCTATCATATGTAAAAAAATATAAATTATCTGATATAGCTAATATAATTAATGAACAAAATGATTATAAAGTTACAATAGAAATTGAAAATAAAGAATTTGGTCTATCTTATACAGGAAACAGTGATAAATTAAAAAAACTAAATATAGAACTTAAAGGATTAGAACAAGGTATATATGAATGTTATAAAGATTTTGTATGAATTCAAAAATAGTGATTCATTTTATGCCTTGGGAATTAGACTTTGCTGAACTGACATTTGATCAATTAGCAAAGTCAAAAAAGTATTTGGATAAAAATGACAAAATATATATTCATACCGCATTAAATTTGTCTAGTTATATAATAAATTGGGAAGATTCAATTCTTAAAAAAGATTTTTTCATAGAAAGATATAATAGACTTTTAAAGTATTTGAATGAATATGATGTAATCAGTAAAATATATGATGGTAATGAACTATACGGACATTTAGATTTACAAAAAGAAATAATCCAAGATGATGTAGATTATTATATAAGTATATGTCCTGATATGTATTTTCATACACACTCTCTTCATTATTTAATACAATCAGCAAAAAATTTAAAAGATCGTTATTTTATAATAACAACTGAAACACCTAAATTATGGGATTATACTTGGGATGTTTTGGTAAATAAAAATTTTAATTCAGTGAAATATACAGACTGGGATCATCAAAACATAAATGATGTAATTCACATAATCGATAATAATGATGAAAGTCCGTATTTAGATAAAATAATAGAATTTAAATATGCTGGTTGGTTTGATTTATATAACAAAAACTTTTATGAAAAATTTATGCCATGTATGCCTAGTTGGCATGGTTATGGTCCTTGGGATTTTTTTGGAATGATAGTTTCAAATTTTGCGAGAACCAATTATAAAACCGAAATAAATCAATATGTTCTACGAAATCAAATTATATGTGAAAGAAATTTAGGAATTTTCCAAAAAAAATTAAGTCCTAACATATATAAAAAATATTTAAAACTAAATGATATTCCAGATCAAAGAAAAACATTTGAATCAAAATTTCAAGAATATTTTTTAAATTGGAAAGATTACGCTTTTAAAAACAAGATACTATGAGTAAATTTATTGTTACGACGACTATTAATAAACCAACTACAGCTACACTTAAATATTGTGATATAGCAGTTAAAAAGAACTGGAAGTTTGTTATCGTTGGAGATTTGAAAACTCCTCACGACGAATATAAAGCATTAGAGAATGATAATGTAATTTATTTATCACCAGAAAAACAAGAATCTTTTTGTAAAGAATTGAGTGATATTATTGGATGGAAAACCATTCAACGAAGAAATATTGGATTTGTATATACATACAGACAAGGTGCTGATTTAATTGCAACAGTAGATGATGACAATATTCCTTATGAAAATTGGGGAGACAATATATTAGTAGATAAAGAAGTTGAAGTGGACATTTATACTAACTTATATAGTAATTATTTTGATCCAATTTCAGTAACAAATTGTAATGATCTCTGGCATAGAGGATATCCAATCGAATGCCTAAATGTTAAAAACAATAATGAATATAAAGGTAAATTTAAACGCAATGTATTAATTCAAGCCGATTTTTGGGATGGTGATCCTGATATAGACGCAATTTGTAGATTGAGTAAAAAACCAATAGTAAAATTCAACAAATTCGATCCATTTGCATCGACTCAACTTGCGCCATTTAATTCACAAAATACATTCTTATCAAGAAAAGTATTGCCATTTTATGCAGTTTTACCATATATAGGAAGAATGGATGATATATGGGGGAGTTACATTACACAACATTATTTCCCAAACAGTGTTGTTTATAATAAAGCTACTGTATATCAAGAAAGAAATGTTCAAGATCTAATTAAAAACATGGAAAATGAAGTAATTGGATACAGAAATACATTTAAATTATTAAATGACCTTTCAAATTATAAATCTTATCTTCCAGAACAAACAATCAAATTTTGGGAATCTTATAGAAATCAATTTTAATATATGAAATTATCAGCTGTTATAGTATCACGAAACGACAATTATGGTGGAAATTTAATTGAACGATCTTCATATTGTTTCAATTCAATGATCGATACATTTGATGAAGTGTTTTATATCGATTGGAATAGTGAAACAAAAAGTCTTCTAAATGAAGTAAAACAAAATATCCAATTCAAAGGTAACTTTCATCACATTGTTATTGAACCAAAAATAGCAAAAATGTTAACCAACTTTGATGCAGAAGCACAAAAATGTTGTGAAGTATTAGGAAGAAATATTGGTATTAGAAGAGCTACAGGAGATTGGATCGTATCTACAAATATAGATATTATCGCACCAAGACGAAAAGATCTTGAAGATACAATAAATCAACTAGATAAAAATACATTTTATACTGTAAGTAGAAGAGATGCGGAACTTCCTAATATTCAGCAGTTTAATAAAGATAATAATTACGAAGAGTATAAAAATTGGAAAGATGTAAGAGAATATTTAATAAATAATAGTGAAGAAAGACACTATGAAGAAAAAACCATGCAAGGAGATGATTATAGTATGGTAAATTGTTGTGGCGATTTTCAATTAGCACCAAATAATATATGGAATGATATTCGTGGAATGGAAGAAGATTTGATATACGCATTGTATGCAGACACAAATGTACAGAAAAAAGCAGTAATGCACGGTTACGGATTAAAAGCTATCTATAATCCTGCATTCTTCCATATAAATCATGGAAGAGGCGGAGGTGGATTCTTAACAGGAGTAAATAGAAAAGCAAATGATATGTATAGAGCAATCGTATATCAAAACAAAACACAAAACAAAGATAATTGGGGATTTTCCGATATTGATATTGAATATGAAAAAATATGATACCTATTATATTAATATACACATTTTTATTAGTAATATGGTTTAATACAGAAGCATTTGTTGAATATAGTCATATATTAAAACTTAAATGGTTCAAAATATATGACTATTTAAATGCAAAAGAAACTGACTTTACCCTTACATACCATTCATATCTATTACAAAAACATAATAGTTTTTTTACTAGATTGATTACATGTCCATTTTGCTTGAATTTTTGGATGATTTTAATAGGAAAATTTATTTTTGGTTATTCGTTTCTAGAAATACCTACTATTTATGTAACATCACTAATTACATATTTTATATTCAATAAGTTATCACCATGAGAATATCCAATTTAAATGAATTATACAACTATATCAAAACAAAAGAACAATTAACATCCAATGGAAGTTTAATGCAAATATGTGCTTGTGTAGATCAATTTAAAAATATATGCAGTTGTAAAGCAAAAGAAAAAGGTCAAAAATTATTTGACTGTAATAACAAATATGTTTCTACAATAAATAACATTGACCAACAAACTATAGATTTATTATTCTCAGTAACAGATGACAAATCAATAGAATTTTATGATAATTCTATTCACATCAAAACTATTTCAGTATCTCCTTAAGACAATCTTCTACAATAAGATTTAAATTCGGATTGTTAATCAAATCACTGTGATTTTTATCAGTAACTATTTGTTCCCATTCAACTTTATAATCGGCAAGAAATCTAATCTTAGGATCATTCAACGCTTCATGTTGATTAGGAGCTTCTGTATAAATTTTCTTACTTTTATCATTGACTCTATAATGTCTTCCATCAGTAGCAAATCCATAAGTATATTTACTAATATGAACCAACTTGCCACCCAGTTGTTTCTTCAACCAAAATACTTCATCATCGGTATATTCTACATAACGAATGTCGCTGATAAAATTAACATCGTTAGTATCTTTCTTTAACTCTTCATGTAATAATCCCGTCCAATATTTACCTTCAGTCTGTTTTCGTTTTACACCGCCATACCACACCAACATTTCTCTAAAAGCATTCTTATCCTCGGTCTTTTCACTAAAAGCACTTAATCCCAACTTTTCTTGAATAAACGGTTCACAATCTTTTTTCAAGAAATATGCGAGTGCATATGTTTTAGATGTTAAATTATACTTTTCTTTTAAGACTTTTTGCGCAATATCACAAAATAAATTCTTGCCACTTCTAGCAAATCCAGATACTCCTATATAAATTTTATTCATTCTCCATTAACCCTTCTATTTCTTTTTCTGATTTACCATATTGTTTACATATATCAATCAGACTATTAATACCACTTTCCGTTCTGAAAAATAGTACACAATAACTATAGGCATCATCTTTGCTAACCTCAAATTTATTTGATACCAATTGAATTAAATCTTTGTTGAATTTTACTTTGTTAGGTTTAATCCACTTACAAAACCGTCTGCCATGCGGTACAAAGTCACATAATACCTTATAAAGATGTTTCTCAGGTAAGATGTCAAAATACTTGGATACAAACGCAATTTCTTCAATGATCATTTGATCCATACCAAGTCCCATCAATAATGTATACTTATTGAACGATTTAATATCTGCAGCAGTAAGTGTATCAAAATACTTAGGATTTTTAACTTCCCTAATTTGATTGATATGATCAAATAAAGATTTAGTCTTCGTTAAGTTCTGCGTCTCTTCGCTCGATTGATTTGAATCGTTCTTTGAGAGAGGGGTTTTTTGTTTTTTGGGTCTTCCCATAATGATTGTTGATTCGTGCTCTTAAAGCATTAATAACCGATAATACAGTCTTTTGATTCAAATACAAGGTATTTAATTCCTTTTCCAATTTTTTCTTATCGTCATCAATACTAACAAGAATTGCGTTTTTATATTCTTCCAATTTATAACTTAAATAAAAAGAATGTAACGCCAACCACATTACTGCGAATGGCGTTACACTCTGAAACTTAAGTGATAATGAAAATAATACTACATTAATTATTATGACAACTATTGATTTAATATTCATTATCTACTTCATCTTGGTAATTTCTTACCTTCCCTCCTTTATTTAAATATGGTTTATTTACCTTTGACAATTTTTTATTTTTTTTAAACTTAGAACTCTTGGTTCTAAATTCATTGTCTCTTCTAAATGTCTTTCCCATACTCAAACCAAAGATTACTTAACTCGGGAAGCAGTAGCAAGAACCTTGCGTAGTGCCTTAACTTGACGACCATTCAAGTCAATACGAGTCTTACCATTACGAATAGTCAAACGAGTACCAGCTCGCTTGGTTCCAGCAAATGGATATGAGATGAATGTTTCTACCTTAGCAGCACTATTATATACGAAGTTAGTCTGCATCTTGTTGTTTTTACGAATAATCATAACTTTATTTATTTTATTTATTTGTTTTATATTTCGTTAGTTTCATTACTAACTTGAGATTACTTTACACCATGTTCACTATTTTGTCAACATCTTTTTAATTATAATTTGAATTCTTTTTCGAATCGTTCAATTGCATAATCTTTAGCCTTGAATTCAAAGTCATAGTCAACTCCATCCATGTCAACATATTCTTCAGGAATACTACGAACATAATCACCATGTGCTCGTGGATTTTTGTTGGACAAATCATTGTCACTAAAATGAAACAATGGACGAGAACTACCCCATGTAGACATAGCCAACTTCATTGCATCTTTAGCAGTCAATTTACCAGAGTTACAACGAAAATGAAGATTGTCGTAAGTAATAGGAATTCCAGTGTTTGAATAAATCAAATCATACAATTCTTCTACTTTCCAACTGTTAGGTTTGTCTTCATTCTCAAGAACAAGCCGAGACTTTACATTAACAGGAAAATCATTATACACATCAATGAATCGTTTAGCAATATCTTTGGTATCACCTTTGTAACAATTCATATGAATATTGATTGGAGCTTCATATGATTGTGGTAGACCAAACAAATCCATCACAGTAGCATGATTTTTTAGTTCTACAATAGACTTCTGCACAACTGATGCATTA